AAACTGACATGCCTGAAACAGGACTTAACGCAACCGCGCCACCACCTAAAGCCCCTGCGATATTGTTAAGCATTATGCGATTGCACCTACGACGTACCAGGTGTCTGTGGCTGTCTTGATGCAAGCTGCTGATTTATATTGAGCAAGGGTAGGTTGAGCCGCTGTAGCACCAGCGGATAAGACTGTAGTAGTGCCAGATGTGACAGCCTTGATGGTAACTGCGCCTGCGCCCTTATTAAGTACGGTAATGACTGAACCAACAGGGATGGCCGCTGTGGCGTTAGTAGGGATGCTCAAGTTCACGGCTGTTGCCTTGTTCATCGGGATAAGCATCTGATAAGAATCGGCCAATACGATTGTATAGTCTGCCGTCTGATCTGCCTTGACGTCGAAGGTTACTAGACCGTTATAATCCGCGGCTGTAAAGATGTCGCCTGTTGATGCTGGGAAGCCTGTTGCCATTGTTTATCTCCTAGTAACCCATTATGGATTGTCCGATTATACCGTAAGTCGATGATCCGATGATGAATCCCTCGACTATAGGCTCAAGTGTTGTTACCGTGCATTTCATTGAATTTGGGGTGATGTCCCATGCCAAGCCTTGAACCTGCAAGGTTTTAACAATTGTCGAGCCGTCTGGCTGGACGTTAGTGATCTTGACATTATCAAAGTAATCAAGGCCAATCATGGTGTCTGTTGGGACGGCTGTGTCCAATAGATCGACCGTCATCTGATCGATGCGGATCGTTGTCTCTGCTCTAGTTGCTACATATATCTTGGCAATGTCTAGAACCTGAGCATCTGTCTCTGGGATCATCTCTGTCACGGTAGTGCCATGAGGGAAGTACTTAGCCGATGAATCAACGTTCACGGCAGTCTGGGCTGTGCCGCCTAGACGTGTCATGCTGGCTTGGTTAATGATGAGCTTGTCGTCAAAGGCATATTTAAGGTCTGAGTATGGGATGCCTGTAGTCTGATTAAACTCGATAGGTGCAGGTGCTAGAGATCCGACTACATCGTTACGATCCTTGAACTCGGCTGTGCCGTCTGTACGAATAAAGAACGCGCCCTGCTCTGCGAACTCAGCCGCCTTAAGGGCTTGCAAAGATGTGCGAGCTGTGCCCGGGTCTGCCTGTACGGTGGTCGATCCCGTGTCGGTGATTCTCATCGATGTAGGAAATGAGACCTGATCTAAAATCTTAGTGATGCGTGTACCTGTGGTCTGGCCTGCCGTTGCTCCGCTTACTGTAGAGACGTTAGCCATCTGAAATAGACGGAAGGCGTCATTGCAGACAATATCAACGTAGCCAATCTCCTGGCCTGTTGGATAGTAATACTTATATGAATCGACATAACCTGAAAATAAGAAGTTCTGCGTGGTCGCAGTAGTAGCCGCCACGCGGATCTTACGGAGTGGGGTCAGGTAGCCGAAGTATGGGCTAGCCGTGTTTTGAGGGTTGAAGTATGAGTCAGGGTCTAGGACTCGGACTGTACATGAGCCAGACTCATAGGTGTCTCTCATGATGTTACGGCCACGGCTGATCTTGATCGACCGGGTGACGCTACTGAGATCGACTACTGGGTCTGGGACTTCTGTCGCTGCGAACTGAGAGACTCCGATAACGCCGTTGATAGGGTCGCCAATAGTAAACGGATAGCCGAATGTTGCACCCTGGCTAAAGTCGAATGAGACCGATATCGTGGCGGGAAGGCTCATCGAATACCTACAGAGCCTCTAGCTGCTACTCGGTTAATGTCGCTAAATGTGCCAGATAAAGACTGATTGACTTGGCTTTCTGTGATCGCTCCTGTGACTGCGTTGCCATCTAGATAGACCTCGATGTTGATCGCCTGTTGATCTGCTCGCTGATATGAATTGACGGCTGACATCAATTCCATCTGAGCATCTGAGAAGCTCGAAGATGGCGCTACTGGTGTTGTCTGTAATTGTGCGACAGATACGCCAAGGGATGCGGCGGTATAGGTGAGCAAGTCCTGAGGTAGTGTCCAGTTACGGAAAGGATTCGGAGCCTCTGGAGTAGTCATCAATAACTGGCGCAGTTCATTCTGTCGCTTGATTGCTGCTTCTAGTTGATCTGATAACTGAGTGGCTAAGTTAGCGTTACCTTCTAGGATTGATTTCTGCAATAGCAAAGATAGGCGATCTGTCTCGCTGATCTGACCCTTCAAGGCTGCTTCAATACTGATGGCCTCTAGATTAAGAGTCTTGGAAGCCCTGAGCAAAGCATTCTGCTTTTTCTGTGTATCAAGTGTTTTCTTCTGTAATGCGGCTAATTCTTTGGCACGCTTGAGGGCAGCGGCTTCTGCCTTCTTTCGAGCTGCATCATTTGGATCAATATAACCCGGGCCTAAAGCTGAGCTTGGATAGCCACCCATTCCCGGCGTAGGCTCTTTACCTAAACGACTAAGAAATTCAAAGGCTTTTTTTATGTTTCCAGTATTAGGTAATAAATCAGTAGTAGTACCTAAATTACGAGCAAAAAAATCTATGCCGGGAATAGATTTAATTTTGTTAATCAAAACGGCTATGCCAGTAATAGCATTAGAAATTTCTGTCGCGAACTCGGCCATTGAATCGGCTAGTGGTTGAATTGAGTCACCTTCACCAGCTAATAACGTCAAAGCATCGACTAAGCCTTTACCTATGGTTTCTTGCGCCTCGCCTGCAGCATTAGATAAAATGCCCATTTTGCCAGCGTAAGTAGTTAAGTATTGAGCATTCGCACCCGAGAATTGTTTCGTAAGTCTTTTCTGAACATCTGCAAAGCTCATAGTTTTAAGCTCGGCTTGAGACAGGCCTAGAGAATACTTGCGAAGTCCACGAGTTTGACCTACATAAGCCATAGTTAAATCATTGACTACAGTCTCATAATCGACACCTGATCCGCGTGAGATGTCTAGGGCTTGCGTGAGTAATTCTGTGGATTTGGTGACTGATCCAGTAGTTTGCAATAAACGTTGCAAGGATGGGCGAAGTTGGTCATCCGTAACGCCTGAAGCGCTTGCCATTTGACTGATAAAAGTTTCAAGATTAGGAATCTCAAAGGCGAGACCTAAATTCTTTACTGCCTGAGATAGGCGGATCGCGGCCTTCTCATCTTCTATAAATGCTTTAGCTGCGGCCTTGCCAAATTGGGTAATTTTCTGAACGCTAAACACAGCGAGCAGACTTGAGCCCAATCTTTTGACGCTTTTGTCTAGCGCGGTTGTGGCTTTGCCAGCTTGATTAAAAGCCTTCTTGCCTTTGAACTCGCTAGTAATCGGGATGCGTAATTCAGCCATTTAGATATTGCCTTTCGCGTTAAACTTAGCGGCAGCCTTTTCTAGCGCCTTAATTACTCCAACCTTAGCTTTGCCTTCATCTTCCTTATACGCCTTAAACATGGCGCGACCTTGCATTTTTCCCGATCCTGCAAGTGCGCCCTGTAAGCGTGGCGTGAACTTTCCTGAGTTGCCTGACTTGCGTCCAGCAGTTTCAAAGATTGCTCCGCCAGCGGTCTTATTGTGGATTGATACTGTAGAAATCCAACCCTGTCGATTAGGCTTTGTCGGTGTCAATTTATAGCCAACGCCTCGACGAACTAGGCCAGCGTCATACTTAGGGAATTGACCCGGCTCGCTAGTGCCTACCCATCCCGAAGGCATTGCAGAATTGGCAGGCATATAACCACGAGCCTTCTTGACCAATGGCTTTAGGAATCCAACCATTTCATCACGAGTCTCTTTATCTAGATCAGGCGAAAATTGCTTGAGAGCCTTGCGAAGCGCACTAGCGCCTTTTAGCTCTGTAGGCATCGCTCTGCTCCTTCGCTCGGTCTTTCAATGCTTTCAATAACATTTGAAGCATTGACGAATCTAAATCAATCAAATCTTGTGGCGGGATAGCCGTCTCAATGCTCAATCGAGCGATGAGATAGTGGATGCTATCCCTGCCTAAGCCAAAGGGTCAGACTCAGCAACCTCGACACTCTTTAGAGAATCGAGCCAGTCTGCCGAAAATGGCTTAACGTTGACTCCACTTAGTCTAAGGCCTTCCCATGCAAGCCAATAAACGTCGCTTTGCTTTTCATCATCGCGGAATGCTTTGTGAAATCCCTTTTTAGCATATAGCTCGAACGCGTACTCCAATCGAGGAGTGATCTCAATTTCGGTAACGCTGTTGTCTGCCATTGTGACTATTAACTTTGCCATGCTGTGCCCCTTTGTTTAGTTAGATTATGCGGTTGTAATTACTACTGTGCCTGATACGTTCCATGTTACAGACTGTGTGCCTAGATCGCCAACTGCACCGTTAATGTCGGTGAGGTTATTGACTAAGCATGTCATTGTGTAAAGTGGGTTTGTAGCAGATGTAGCAGCAGAAGTTTGCTTGAGTGTGACAGTTACGTTAGTTCCGTATGCAGCCTGTAGGGTTGCTAGAACTTCGCCTGCTGCTGTGTCGTTTAGGAAGTCGATAGTAAGCGATGCGGCTTCTAGACCCTTTACAAACTTATGGCCTGAGTCTCCCATTGCGGTGACTTCAAGCTCATCAAATGCGCGGTTAAGTGTTACAGATGTAACGTGGTCTGATAGATCGACGGAATTAACCGATACGACTACTCCATTGTTCAGAAATACAGCCATTAGATTATTCCTCGTCTTTCTTGGTAGATGCTGGCTTTGGTGTTGATGGTGCTACCTGCCCGATCTTGATCAGGAAGGCTTCTTGCTCTTTTTCCCACTCGGACATTTTAGCTCCAACTCGTTAGGACTGAGATATTGATGTTACATGTAAGTAGATCACCTGAAACGGCGCTAAGGACGGCCGGAGCCGATACCTCTGTGACGTTATAGGTGTATGAGGATGCAGCGAGTAGATTGAACACTCGGACTACATTGTCCTCAATTCCATTAAGGTTGCCTTCGTTATCCAGCAACGGCACCATGACTGAGATTGTGAAGTTAGCCATTGGTGAGATAGAAGCGTGCCATCCGTTAGACGGCGAAATGTAAGGATCGCTAGGTGCAACGATGACGCTGTTAGCAATAGGGGTTGCAGGCGGAAAGCTAAAAACTGACCACTTAGCATTGTCGATAAGGGCTGTTGCTATACCTGCTCGGAGTGTTGATATGGCGGCCATTAGCCCACCATCGATCTCGGATCGAGATAAGGTGCAAGCAATCCACGAACACGGGCTAAGAGTGTGTTACCCATGCGATAAGGGCTTGGTTGATAGCCGTCGATGGTAACGCCACCGCTTGATGGAGCCTGACGTGATTGCCAAATGTCAATCGAGATCATAAGTGAAGCTTCTTGGATCGCTGGGATCGTTGAATAATCTGTGTAAGTCTCAGCGGCAGCGATGCCATAAGGCTCGACTGTGTGACGTGGATTGTCCTGAGTGTGTGAAGTAGTGACATTAAAAGATCGAGTGTCAACGCCTGTGATTGTCTTGGTGCCGTTGTACTTTGTGCCTGCGCCTGAAATAACTACTGACTGTCCGACGTAAAACACTTCGCGGATTGGTTGGTCAAAGTAAAGTGTGCCTGTTGTGCCCGTGTTGCCGTGAGCAATTATGTACTGCTGATTCTTCCATAGAAAAGGTAAGAGTACGTTATCCGCTGCGTCGCAGACAGACTGCAAGACTGCATCAGTATAGAGAGTACCGACGCCAAGGGCGGTGCGAAGCTCTGCAACTGTTGTCAATGCCATGCTCTGATCCTTTCTAAAGACTGGCTGGGTAGAAGGGCACTACCCAGCCAGCGACTTAGGGAGTTACTTACGACTTGTTATTCTGGAATGCGCCTGCTGCAACCTTAGTTGCGATCGCGCCGTAGCCGTAGTAGCCGATTGTGACCTGACCTGCGGCTGTTGATTCAGCGCGTAGGCGGTAGGTTGGGCTTTCGAACCATGTGTATGCATCTGGGTTAACGATAAGGATTGTTCCATCGCCATCGCCTGCATTAGTAGGATCGACGTAAAGGTTAAGACCTGCAACGTTACCTGTGAGTGATGTAGGTGCTACTGCTCCGCCTGCGTTCTGTGGCTGTGAAGCTGTGTAGATTGGACGTCCAGCATCGTTGAGTGACATGATGTTTGACCATTGTCCCGTAGATACGATCATGTTACGAGCAAATGGATTTGGAAGTCCTGCTGTTGCTCCATAGACTGAAGCTGATCCGCGAGCAACGATTCCGAGAAGCTCGGCCGCTGTTGGATAGGTTGCGACGCCTGTTGCATCAACTGTTGCACCTGTGATCAGTGCTGCGTTGACTGCTGCGTTGGTTGACTTTGCATAAGCCGCTGCCATGTTGCGAACGAGTTCATCGAAGAATGCTGGGGATGTACGATCTAGCAATTCAACTGAGAATACCTGTTGTCCCGCGTACTTTGCAACGCTTACGCTTAGGAATGCAGAGTTCTGATCTGTGTTGGAGAATGCTGCATCTTCTGCTGCGACTGCAACTGTTGGCATTGCTGTGATCTTTGGGATCTCGAATGTCATACCAGCATCAGGAAGCACTCCACGAGAGATTGCGTCGATTGATGGACGGATGGTTGTTCCGAGAGGGTTGATGATCTCTGAAAGTTGACGTGTTGGCACGAGACCAGCGTTGTCAGTTGTGTTGTCTGCTGCTGCGATGTACTGACGTGCTGAGTCATCGCCTAGTGCTGCGCGGATTGACTGCTCAGCGTACTTTGCAGCTGTTACTTCGATTCTTGGCTTTGTGTAAGCCATTGCTGTTACAGCAGGGCGAGCAGCTTCAACTGCGGCAGCCTCAACTGTAGGTGTTGCTTCGACTGCTGGAGTGGTTTCCACTGTGGCTGTCTCGCT